CCTACGGGGCAAACGGGTACCATAAAAAAAGAAACTCCGCCTTCTGCGGTTTCGCCTGATGGCGAACCGCCTACGGCGTTCGACTATGAATTAATCGACTGGCATATAGTGCAAAGCTTCCAAGGTGACGAAGGTAAGGATTTAGTTTATGGTCATATCCCAATTAGGAGTGTGCGTAGGTTTGCTAAAGCACAGGGTATTGATGACTATACAGCGTCAGACTTTCACTCGGCTTTTAGAAAATCTAAGACGCCATTTCCGAGACATTGGGAAGAGCTGTTTGTGAGATATAGCAAAGCTGACAGCAAGCAACAAACGGAATTTGAAAAAAGATTGCTTAACGGGGAGTACATCGAAAAATGGACAGAGTAGAAAAGAAGACGGAAATTGAATTTAAAATACTTGCTTCTGCTGTCGCTCTCGATGAAGATAATCGTAGAAAGATTTTTACTCTTAGCGAAAAGCATTTTTTGAATGAGAGTGCGAAGAAAACTTTTAAAGCCTTAAAAAAGATATTTTTGGAATATCCAAACGCTGATGAAAGTATTTATTTGTCCGCCTTTGACGGCGAAGCAAGAGAAGCGATTATATCTATTATGCAATCGTCATTAACGCCGACGCTAATGGCCGAACAGCTTGATGATACGCTCAACGCTTTTAAAAAAATCGTTAGGGATGCAGAAATACGCTCAGAGTTTAATATGCTTGCTATAAGTGATGATATATCGTATCAAACGATTAAAGTATTAGCTGATAAATTTGAGCCAGAAGAGAGCGGCGTTAAAGACAATGCGGTTTTGTATTTGCAAAACTACAACAAAAAATACGAGACAATCTCAACAGGTTTTAAACTGATGGACGAGCTTTTAAACGGTGGCTTTATCAAAGGCACTGTGGCAACAATAGGAGCAAGACCGTCAACAGGTAAAACTACTTTTGCAATTAACATTGCGTCACACAACAGGCAAATTAAAACATTGTTTTTTAGCCTGGAAATGTCGGCGGGAATGATATATGACAGGATAATGGCTGATTATCTTAACGAGGACTACACAAAAACAGGCAAGCACGATGGCGTTGAAATTACAGATGTAATTGATATGCTTGATAAATATGAAAATTTAAAAATCATAGACGATTTATCTGATGTAGAAGATATTACGAATATGATTTATCAGCAAAAGCCAGATTTTGTGATTATCGACTTTGTACAAATAGTAACATCAATGCAGATATTTGTTGATAATCGACAAAGAGTTGATTACATATCTCAACAACTTAAAAGAGCAGCTAAAAAAACAAATTGTTCAATATTGATATTATCCCAGCTGACACGCAACGCAAAAGAAAAACCAACGATGTCAGCACTCAAGGAAAGTGGAGGTTTGGAGCAAGATAGCGATTATATCATTTTGTTACATAGGGATTATGTTAATGATAAATCAAACGAGGATATTGATGCAAAAGATACAGATGTTATCTTAGATAAAAACAAATTTGGCAGGACCAAAGAGCTTAAATTTGAATTTGATGGTAAATATCAACGATTTTCGGAGCTTGGCGAAGCTGATGCAGGAGAAACAAAAGAAATGATTGCACATATGTCAAAAAGTGATAATTTGGAAGTGAGTGACGATGAAGATTTGCCATTCTAAATATTACGTCAAGTGCAGTAAATGCAATCGAGAATACGCACAAATATCTGTTCGCAAATGCCCGCACTCAGCGGTAAATCGCAGGTTTGGTGAGCATATATGCGTATGCTGTTGCCAAAAGTGTAAATTTAGCGAGCGTGTCAGCGGAGGATTGGCTTGCGATTACAAAGGAGAGGTTAAAGATGTCAAAGATGTCAAGGGCGACAATCTCTATTGACGGTGTTGAACGCACCGTCAAAGAGTGGTCAGAAATATCAGGTGTTAACGCTAACACGATACACTCGAGATTACGCAAAGGCATTACTGGTGCGGAGCTTATTGCACCAGTAAAATGTGAGCATGTAGTACTTGCAATAAATGGCGAAACACACACTTTGAGCGAATGGTCCCGCATTGTTGAGGTATCTTATAATGTCATACAGAGGAGATATTATAGGGGCGTCAGGGGAGAAGATTTGATTGCTCCAGTACGCATAACAAAAAAAGAAATGCACGAAATTTGGAGAAACGGCAACTTCGTGTGGAAAGGAGATTAAAATGGACTTTGATAAAAAAACAGAGGAAAGAATAAAGGAATTTGTGAAGGTACGCAATGAGGCACTATTTAGTCTTGATGAAAAAAAAATCCGAAAGTTTATGAAGAAATATACAGGACTTACACCGCCCAAGAGCGAAACAGTTTTCTGGGCAATGGTCTTCAAGGCTATATGCAATATAGAAGACGCACCGCCAGAGGTTAAAGCGAAAGCTAAGGTTTGGCTCAAAGAGCACGGATTCAAGGAGAGTATACAATGAGAGAAATATTATTCAGAGGTAAAGCGATAAATCGTGACAAAACTTACATCAGATGAGCAAAAAGAACAAATTGATAAATTGGTTAATTGGTAAATGGAGGTATCAGAATGAAAGCACGGGTTGTTACAAACAGAGAAATCAAGATTGCAGAGGAAATAGCTAAGCAATCTGAGCAAGCATATATGCGTAGAATCTTAAAGCTTGTATGTTATGCACTTCATGTGCAGTACGGCTTTGGTGCTAAGCGTATATCCCAAATAATTAATTTTTGCAACAATGAAATGAAAGATGTTGACGAAACATACTGGATTAATCTCGACAGGCTTTTATCTGAGCACATCGGCATAGACTTTGCAAATGAAGATTATGATGAGCGTGAGGCGAGAGCTAAAGAGCTTAATTCTAAACGCAGAAAGAGGTGATGATGTGACGGCTCAAGAATACTTAATGCAAGTAAAAAATCTTAATAGTTTTATTGACACAAAGCTAATCGAGAAATCACAGCTTGATGAACAGATGTGTGCATTGAAATCTGTACAACCTGGCGAAAAAGTAAAAAGTTCTTGTGTAGATGGTCAGCAGAAGACTATTGATAAAATCATAGATTTAAAAACAAAAATTGATGAAGAAGTAGATAGACTTGTTGATTTAAAAGCTGAAGTAAGAGAAAAAATAAATCAGTTGCAAGACAACAGGTTTAAGAGTATACTTATCAACTACTATATAAACAATAAGACTTTTGAACAAATAGCAGAGATTATACATTACAGCAAAACACAGACAACACGAATGCACGGATATGCACTTGATGTTTTTGAAAAGATGATACTAAATGCAACAAATGATATTGAATGAAACAAACAAGAGTGTTAAAATGATATTGTGAGATGAGGGCGGGAGAGAGTGTGCAGCTACTATGCTAAGCACTCCACCGCCAACAACTTGCGTACTTCTTTCTTTTTGACATACGATACCGCCCGTCGGAGCGTTATCCGACCCAAGTACGAGTACATTTTGTACCTCCTGAATAAATTTGTGCAAAAGCCGTTCCAAATGGGGCGGCTTTTGTGGTGGAAGGGAGAGTAACCCATGCTTAAATCTTGTAAATACTGCGGACGGCTGCACGATTTTAATGCAGTCTGCCCGCATAAGCCCAAACGAAAATATTTCAAACAAAAATATAAATACTACAATCACAAAATCACAGACGAAAACGGTGATATATATCACTTCCGAAACTCAAAACTGTGGCAAAACAAGCGTGAAAGCATTAAGCAGCGTGACAACTACCTATGCTTGGCTTGCTTAAACGGCTTGAATGGGACAACAAAAAGACTGAACACAGTAGGACTTTCGGTACATCATATTATCCCGCTTGCAGTCGATTTCAATAAACGGCTTGACGATGACAACTTGATTACGCTGTGCTCTCTGCATCACGAGATGGCGGAAAGCGGAGAAATTCCTGCCGAGGTCTTGCGGGGACTGCTCCCCCCGCCCGTTGACTGATGTATAAAAGTCTTTACCGACACCTACGGACACCCTCAAGAATACAATCATTTCCCAAAATGAAATTTTGAAGTTTTATGTCAAATAGCCCTCAGACATTCAGAATTAAGCTGTACGGCATTTTATAGCCAAGATAGAGTAATTACACGTCCAAAAAGTGCAAACGCTCAGAACGAAGCGCAGAGGGTTTTATAGCAAAATATGATTTTTGATTGAAAGAAGGCTCGAATATGTCTGAAATGCCGCTTGAATTGAGGTTGTACTTTTGTGAGCTTGAAATAGAACTTTTAAGGCTTCGCTTGGGTCTGACCGAAAAGCGTGACAATAATTATATTCAAGACCCGAAAACAGGCAGGTTCGAGGGAAGCAGACCGAGCGGAAAAGGCTCGGGAGGAACGGCGGGAGTTTCCGGCAGCTCCGAAGAAAGTGTTGAAAAATCCGACAAAGATGTTAAAATAAAAGAGAAAGCAGAAGCGATTAAAAATGCGTTTGCCACTAAAGGAACATCGGACGATATTGTTTCTGCGATGATTGATAATCACGAGGGTTTGGCGGCTTATACGCCTAAAAGCATGAAGTCAATGCTTGAAGAGCTTGGGCATGAAGTGAAATCTTTAGGGAGTAAATCAAGCTTGAAAGGCATTCCATTTGAAGAAGGCGGAGGCTATAGGGTGATATTCGGCGGCGACGGTTATTTTCAATATCACCCGGCAAAGGGAAGTCATCACGGAGACGAATACTGGAAAATAGCTAATGGGAAATTGGGGGTTCACAGATATGAAATGGACGGAAAGCCAAAAGAATAAAAATGCAAATGAACGCCGAAACGAGCTTAAAGAGCTTATAATCGGCAAATTCAAAATATTCTATCCCTTTGAAGTGATTGACGAAGTAACAGTTTTCACACTTGATGACGGCTTGCTTATGGATGTATTTTCGATGAGTGACAGAGATTCCGAGGACGGCATTATAGCAATGGAATATTCGGAGAATATGCAAGATTTCAAAAATCACGTTTCAGAAGATGGCGATTCATACTTCGCAGACGATTACGAAACCGCCAATGAGCTATTCAACGATATGCTTGAAGAAACGAGGAGATAAAAATGTTAAAATTTGATTATGTGCTTAAAGTATCGTAGGATATTACAGACAAAGCTGTTAAAGCGGATTTAAAAGCGATAAGTGATGAGTTGCCGGCAGAAGCTTGCCGCTATGATGTTATACAAGCTGTTCTCCATCTGTGTGAGCAACAATTCAGACAGCAAATAATAGCACTTGTTTTTGACGGTGAAAATAAATAGAAGCTCCGACCGCAGCCGAAGCTTCGTATTTCGTGGAATCAGTATTGTGCAACAAAATTTTCTCCGTTATTTTCGTCTATTTGATTGAGCAAAAGCATTATAGCGGAAAATGTTTATTTTATGCAATTAGTATTAACATACGCACCCTTTACGGGTGCAATTTTTATGCCCGAAAGGAGGCGTCTTAAATGGCACGACCTGCAAAATCAGTAAAAACCCAGACCCGACACAATACAAAAAAGGATATACAGCTCCGTGAAGAAACGGAAAATCGTTTGAAAGGAAACTCCCGGTTAGAGCCACCGTCTTACCTTACAGAAAGTCAGCGTGATATTTTTGAATACATAAAAAGTGTGCTTGATAGCGAAGGCGCCGATATATTGGGGCAACTTGATGTATATATCCTCTCTCAAACAGCGATAGCCATTGACAGGCTAAAGTCTATTGATGAAATAATTAATTTTGATTCAGGATTGATTATTGATAAAGATACTGTTTCTGCAAGAAAAGCCTACACACAGGAATTTTTCCGTTGTTGTAACGAGCTTTGCTTGTCACCGCAGGCAAGAGCGAAAATCGGAAGTCTGAATTTGCAGAAATCCAAAGAAAATTCCGACCCGCTTTTGCAAATATTAAAGCGAGCTGACAGTTCGTGAAAATTCAAAAACATCAAAGCTATTTATATGCTCAAAAAGTTTGTTGGGGAGAAATTATCGCTCCGAGATATGTTAAAAAGCAATGCAGTATTTTTCTTGATACCGCCGATAATAAATCAGAAAAGTATTGTGTTAATTCGGAAACGGTTGAATTGATTGACAGTATTCTAAAACTGCTTATAATGCCGAGAGGATTGAAAGCAGGGAAAACGGTACACGAAGCATTGGCAGAGTTTCAGTTTTTCTTGATTGTTGCAGTGCTTTGTACAGTTTACAAAAAAGATAAAAAACATAGACGATACGAAACAGCTATCTTGGAAATTTGCCGAAAGAACGGTAAAACCTTCCTTGTGGCTGTTATTTTTATAATTCTGTTTTTTACCGAGCCGAAATTTTCAAAATTTTATTCTGTTGCTCCTGACGGTTCTTTGTCAAGAGAAGTTCAAACAGCAATCAGAGAGATTATTCAAAGCAGTCCCGCACTTGATGGAAAGTTTAAGATTCGCAGAGATGATATACTTTGCTTGATAAATCAGAACGACTATATCCCGCTCAACTTTTCTACATCACGACTTGACGGAAGACTGCCGAACGTTTTCCTTGCGGACGAGGTTGGGGCAATGACAAGCAACTATCCTATCGAAGCTATGCGAAGCGGTCAGCTTACAATTTTGAATAAACTGGGCTGTATCATCAGTACAAAGTATCCGACGATCAATAATCCGTTTGAAGATGAAGTTTCTTATGCAAAGAAAATTTTTGACGGAATAATTGAAGATGAAACAGTATTTGCCCTTTTATATGAACCCGATAATCCGAAAGAATGGGAAACAGATGATAAAATTCTAATGCACGGAAATCCGCTTGCTTTGGTTGTACCTGAGATTATGGACGACCTCAAGAAAAAACGGACAGCGGCAATAGAAAGCCCCCTGAAGCGTGAAAACTTCCTCACGAAGCACTGCAATATCATCTACCAAGGAATCGGAACAGAAACATATATTCCTGTGGCAGATGTACAAAAATGTAAGGTCGATAAGATTGACTGGAGCGGACGGCGGGTGTATTTGGGTGTTGACCTTGCACAGACCACAGACAACTGCGCTGTCGCAATGGTATCGTTAGATGATTACGGAAATATTCTTGCCGATGTCGTGGCATTCGTTCCCGAGGGGCGCATTGAAGCAAAGAATCGTATGGAAAAGATTGACTATCGGGAGTTTATCGAAGCGGGAAAGTGCATAGCCTGCGGCGATAATGTGGTCGATTACGCAGTCATAGAACAATATGTTTTTAGTATTGAAAAGGAATATGATGTTGAGGTTTGCGGAATTGGATACGACCGCTTTAATGCTATGTCATCTGTGCAGAAGTGGGACGAAAAGTATTTAACCGTTGAGAATAGACAAACATCATATATTCTTCACCCTGCGACAAAGCTTTTGCAGGAAAAAATCCTTGATGGGCAGTTTCAGTACGAGGAAAATAAACTCCTTGAAATCAATTTTCAAAATGCAAGATGCGTTGAGGACACGAACAAGAACAAGTATGTAAATAAAAAGAAGTCCAGCGGTAAAGTGGATATGGTGGTCGCTTTGATAAATGCAGTTCACCTTTTGAATGAGTTTGAAGTTCTGAGCGGCGGCGATTGGGTAGTGCAATTTTAATTTTATAAACGGAGGTGATAGAGTTGGGAATATTTCAAAAAATACGAGAAAAACGAGCATTAGAAGAAGCGTCATTATCCGATACTCTGCGGGCAGCTTTGCTTGGCACTGAAAGAATATCTGAGGATAAAGCAATGAATATTCCGTCTTTGGCGGCTTGTATTGGTTTTATCGCAAATAAAGTTGCAGAATTGCCGATTAAACTTTACCAAGAGGACGGCGAGGAAACAAAAGAATTAAAGGACGATGACAGAATAAAGCTTCTGAATGACGCAACAGGCGACTTGCTCGATGTTTACCAGCTTAAACACGCAGTTGTAAGGGATTTTTTGCTTTTCGGAGCCGGTTATATTTATCCTGAACGCAAACGAAATAAATTTGTTTCTCTGAGATACATAAAAAATAATATGGTTAGTGTTATAAAAAATGCTGACCCTATTTTCAAGAAAGCCGATTTTGTTGTTTATGATAAAAAGTTTCGTGATGATGAAATTATAAAAGTTTTGCGAGAATCTAATGACGGTGTAACGGGTGTGGGAATTATTGAGGAGGCTAATGAGCTTCTGACAGTAATTTATCGTTCTATGATTTTTGAAAAATACCTTGTCGCCAATGGCGGCAATAAAAAAGGTTTTCTTAAATCTGCTCGAAAAATGGATAAAGAATCTATGAAAAGCCTGACAAAGGCTTGGGAGAAGCTTTACAGCAACAACGGGAACAATATGATGGTGCTGAATGACGGCATAGACTTCAAGGAATCTTCAAATACCTCTGTTGAAATGCAGTTAAACGAAAACAAGAAGTCAAATAACGACTATGTGTGCGAGATTTTTAATCTATCGCCCTCTGTGGTGTCGGGCGCAGCGAACGACGAAGCGTACACGGCGGCGATTAAAACGGCTGTAATGCCCGTTATAAGGGCTTTTGAAACAGCTTTGAATCAGGGTTTGCTTTTAGAAAGCGAAAGGCACAGACACTATTTTGCTTTTGATACAACGGAACTTCTCAAGGGAGATATACTTAAACGCTATCAGGCATATCAAATAGGTTTAGCAAATAATTTCTTACAAACTGATGAGGTTAGATATAAGGAGGATTTGAAGCCACTTGGATTTAATTTCATTCGTTTAGGCTTGCAAGATGTCCTGCTTGACCCGAAAACAAACACGATTTATACTCCGAACACAAACCAAACAACGATGTTTGGAGAAAGTATGAAAGATGGGGATTTGTTTGAAACGGAAGAACGCTGGGAGGGTCAAAGGCGAGAGAGCAACGGACAGTTCGGTAAAGGGAAAAAGCCACGCTCGGCACATAAGTCTGAAAAGCAGAAAAATAAACAAAGTAAGAATAATCAAGAAAAAAGTATTGATAAATCCTCAAAAAATGGTATAATAGAGCATGAAGGCAGTACAAAGAGTAGGAAAGGCAAAGGTACTGTCAAGCTTTCAAAAAAGGAATACAGAAAAGTGGTAAGCGAGATAAACACATATTATTACAGCAAGTATGAGGGGAAAAGAACTTGTGCACATACAACCTTGTGGAAAGACAAGTATTATACTTACAGATTTAAAAATTACGGATTTGATGATTATGAATTTACCGAAAGAAAGGAAAAAAATTGATATGGAAGAATTAAAGAAGCTTTTGGAAAATGTCAGCGATACTTATTCCGACTTTGTCCATAGCATTATGCTTGATGCAAGAGATTATCCCGAGAAAATCGATGAAATTAAAGATTTCATCAAGAGTAATCCAAGTGCAACTACTTCTGACATATTAGAATGGTCGACAACGTATATTCACGGCATAGATTTAGACAACCCGCCTGAATTGATACTTACGGACGATGACGAAGATGACGAAGATGAGGAATAAACCAGACCGCTCCACAGAGGTGTTTACACAATGTTTAAACCAGATTTCGGCAAAAAATATTATGATAAAGAATTAAAAAAAAGAAGGAATTGAAACTGATGAATGACAGAGATAATAGAAGCGATTTATGCCCTATCTGCGGAAAATATCGCTTTCCGGAACCTAACACTTATGAGATGTGTCAAGTCTGTGGTTGGTTTGACGACCCACTCCAATATGAACAACCTGATTATACGGGGGGAAATAACAAATTAAGCCAAAATGAATACCGCAAAAGGTGGCAAAACGGTGAACTTCCACCGCCGATACTTGATTAAACCTAACCGCTCCCTCGAGAGCGGTTTTTCTATGCCCGAAAGGAGGTGAAACAATGGATTTTCGAGAATTTATCGAAGAGAGGTTTATTAAGATAAACTAAGCACTCTAAAAAAGAGTGCTTTTTCTATGCCCTGAGTATGGCTTAAAACTGCTTTATTTTATGCCCAAAAGTGAGGTGAGAGCATTGCAAATTGAAATCAGAAGCAGTAATGAAGCTGTAATAAGTGGCTATGTGAATGCTGTCGAGCGTGATAGCAGAATCATGCCGAAAGGTAAGGGTGCAACGGCGGTTCGTTCTTTTGTTGAAAGGGTTAAGGCAGGAACTTTTGACAGAGCAATTAAGCGAGGTACACCAATAGAACTTCGATTTAATCACAGTCGCAAGCTGGGAGATACAACAAGCAACCTTGAACTTTATGAGGACAATATCGGTCTTTATGCGAGAGCGGTTATAAACGATACTGAGGTTATCGAAAAGGCACAGCGGAACGAATTGCGGGGCTGGTCGTTCGGCTTTGTCGCAGAGGGTGAAAGCTGGGACAAAGAGGGCGAGATTGACAGGCGAACGCTTGAAGATATTGACTTGAAAGAGGTTTCAATCCTCGATAAAACACCCGCATATTTTGGCACTTCGGTCGAGGTTCGGGGCGAGGAATCAAATGTTTTTGAAACAAGAGGAATTGCTGAAGAAATTAAGACAGTTGACAGCCGAGAACCGCCTAAAATAAGTTTTGAAGTATATGAAAAAGAAATTGAAATTTTGAAAGAGAGGTAAATTTATTATGAAAGCACTAATCGAAAAGAAAAATGCTTTGCTTGATGAGGCAGACACTCTCATCAGCAAGGCAAAGACAGAGAACAGAGCGTTTGAGGAAACAGAACTTAACCGCTACAATGAAATTAAGTCTGAAATCACAAGGCTTAATGCAACAATTTCGGCAGCACAGGAAACAAGAGAATGCGAAATCAACGAGTACGACGGCAAGAAACAAAAAGAAACTACTGAAGAAGCGGAAATAAGAGCCTTTGAAAGCTATATACGCAATCCGAAAGCTCTTGAAACCCGTGCCGACACGAACCTTACATTCGGTGCGAATGGAGCTATTATCCCGACAACTATTGCAAATAAGATTATCGACAAGGTAAAGGAAATTTGCCCAATTTTTGAACTTGCAACAAAGTACACAATGGGTGGTACCCTTACAATTCCGTATATCGACACAGCTACAAGCGACAATAAAATGGCCTATGCGACTGAATTTACAGAGCTTGAAAGCACTTCGGCAAGTTTTAAGTCAATCTCATTGACAGGATTTCTTGCGGCTACTCTTTGTAAAATCTCAAAATCGCTTATCAATAACGCTAAATTTGATGTAGTTTCCTACACAATTCAGCATATGGCAGTCAATATTTCACAATGGATTGAAAATCAGCTCCTTAATGGTACAACAGGAAAAATTGAGGGCTTGAGCGGTGTTACCCAGTCTGTTACGGCTGCTTCTGCCACAGCTATTACCGCCGATGAACTTATCGATTTGCAAGAAAGCATACCAGATGTTTATCAAAATGGTGCAGTTTGGATTATGGCAAAGAGTACACGCACAAAAATCCGCAAATTAAAAGATGGTGACGGCAATTTTCTCTTGCAGCGTGACTTTACCGCTCCCGCAAGATACACACTTCTTGGTAAGCCTGTTTATATATCTGACAATATGCCTGATATGGCTGCGGGCAAGACGGCAATTTTCTACGGCGATATGAGCGGACTTGCAGTTAAGATTTCTGAAAATTCACAGTTTAATGTTTATACAGAAAAGTTCAGTACACAACACGCAATCGGTATTGATTGTTGGCTTGAGATGGATGCAAAGATTGAGAACGCTCAGAAGATTGCAAAGCTTGTCTGCAAAGGAACATTAGGTCCTTAAGGGATAAGGGATGATGAAGCGTGAAAATAAGCGAAATTACGATTGACAGTGTAAAAGAATACTGCGGAATAAGCAGTAATGACAGCAACGAAATTTTAACCGCTTGTCTTGCTTCTGCTAAGGCGTATGCAGTTGGATTTACTGGCTGTACTTTGGAAGAACTTGAAGAATTTGAAGATGTATCGTTGGCTATTATGATGTTGGCTAACGATTATTTTTTGTTTAGATTCAGCGGTTCAGGCAATGATAAGCCGAATCCTGCTGTTGAGAATATTCTCCATATGCACTGTAAAAATTTTTTGTAAAAATTTTTTTGCGAGGTGAAAAAATATGCAAGCGATAGTGTTTAAGGATAGAGTAACACTTGAAGAACGCAAGCAAGGCTATGGCAGTAATCCTGAACCAAAAACTGTCAATAGTCGCACAGTATGGGGCTGTGTAAGTTTGCCAAGTATGACAACTAAAACAAAGGCTGAAAGCATAGGAATTAAGGCTGATTTATCAGTACATCTATATCGTTCAGAATATTCAAGAAATTATACACATATCAGCATTAATGAAATTCGTTACAAAATCGAGAGTGTGACAACCTCAATAAACGAATTATTTGTTAAGCTGACAGTTTCGAGAGTGTGATAAAATGGGAGAATTTTTTAGTCTTACTCCACCTGATATTGACAGCTTTGTAAACGCTTTGGATAAATGCGGCGATAGACTTAATGCAGATGTCGGGGAAGCACTTGAGAAAGGTGCAAAGATGATTGAACAGGAACAAAAACGGATTATCTCCCAGAAGTCGCATAATCTAAGCCGATACATACACAGTAAAGCTGAAAAAACCACCAAAGGAAAACAATATTATAGGATTGGTTATACAGGCGATGAAGATGTAAAAAAATGGCTTTATGGAGTAGTCTTTGAGTTTGGCAGACCTGGTAAATCTAAAAATCGAGGGTATATATACCGCAAACGAAAAACTCGTGACGGTATAAAAGAAATCAAAGAACGAAACGGCAGAATAGAAGAATTTTCGCACATTCGCAGGGGCTTTGACAATAAAATTGAAAGTGCTTCAGAGAAGGTTGACAAGGCTTTTAATGATATTGTTGACAACTTGGGAGATTAACAATGATTTATAGCTTAATCGATGAAATACTAACACAATTTGATATACCGTTTTATTGCGGTATGCCGAACTTCGGAGATGATGAGCCACCACTCTATATGGTTTATTCAACGTGGGAATCCCCCTCACTTTACGGTGACGGGGATTTTTTAACACAAAAATATACCGTGAGCCTGCACTTTTTCTGTGATGTTATGCAGTTTTCGGAATGCCGACAGCTTGAAAAAGCTGTGCGTGAAGCTCTGCTTGAGGGTGGCTTTCAGTACGTTGGTTCGCAAACTCCGTCTTTCGGAGCTGACGAACCTCAACAGCGACACATAATATATGATTATTCGATAGAATTAGAAAGCGAGGAATAAGTTATGTCAAAGAATGACGTAAAAACAGTAACAAATATTGAGAATCTCACGGTTTGGAAAAGAACCGAGGGCGAGGAAAGCACTACTTACGGCAATGCGGTTTCACTCGTCAAAAGGCTTATGACGGTATCGGACAACCCAACCACCGTATCAGATGATTTATACGGCGATGGAGAAGCTGTGGCGAGCTACAGCGCAAATATGGGCGGTACGCTTGAACTTGGGCTTACGGATTTGACCGCCGCCGACAGGGTGCTTTTCTTCGGCGAAACAGACGAGAACGGCACAAATATTGTGTCTAAAACAGATGTATGCAATTATACAATGGTTGCGTATCAGAGCCGTCAGCATAACGGCAAGCTCAAGCTTACAAAGTACGTCAGAGTACTTTTTGCGCCTGGGCAGGAGCAGGAACAGCAGGTCACAAAGAGCGGAATTTCTTGGAGTACAAAGACCCTCAGTGGCACATATACTCCCGACCCCGATACAGGCGTATTCAAATATGTTCGCCGTGATGTTGACCCGACAGCAGACACCGAGCTGATAAGCAAATGGTTCACAAATGCCGAATATCACGGAGAAACCACTGCGTCAAGCGGAGAATAAACTATCGTCAAGGAATACGAAGTACACAAAAGTTTTCTTGCGGTTTCCAAAGGCTCTGCCTTTGGGCAAGGTTTGGGGCGACAACCCCAGCAAGGAGGAATATAAATGCTGAATGATTTGGAGCGTAAAAGTTATATGCTTCACATCGGCGGCGCAGAGTACCGAGTTCGGTACTCGCTGAACAGCCGTCTTTGCTTGGAGCAGTGCTATAAGCCACTTGAGGATATGCTCTTGATACGTCCGCAGGACTGGAGCATAGAGGATATTTTGCAGCTTGTGAGGGCGGGAATCGTTGATTTGCCCGAAAACAAAAAAGCCGTTATCAATCGTGACTGGGCGGGAATAAAACCAACGCTTGACGAGCTTGGCAGGAAAATTGAAATTGACGACCTGCTTGCGGTCAAGGTTGAGCTTATGCGTGCGCTGACCGCCAGCTTTCCCGAACCCGTTTACGGAGCTGAAAGCGAGGATTTTGACGAGGGGCGGCATGAAACAGATTACGGGCAAATAAGAGCCTTGTATTGTGACGTTTTGCGCCGCCCGAACTCGGAATTTTGGACAAGCACACTCGGCGAAATTTACAAGCGCATAGACGATTATTTGATTGTCAAGGGCTTAAAGGAAGCTCCGCTTGAGGTGAATATTTTTGATGATGATTGATGATTTTTATTAAAATATAAAAACATTCTTTACATTTGTAATATTTTGGTGTATAATATCTATAAAATAGCAAATAAGAGGTGTATTTTATGAAAAAGAGAACAATTTCAACGATTTTAGTGGCTTTGTTGGCATTGTCGGTTTGCACTGGGTGCGGTTCTGGAACAAGTGCTTCAAGTAGTTCAGAAGTTCCAAGTAGTCCAAGTAGTCCAAGCAGCTTAAGTGAGAGTTCTGTTGCGTCTAAGGTTATTGTAGAAAGTTCTAAAGATGAATTTTCAAAAGAAGAAAGTAGCAAGTCAGAAATAAAAATAACAAGTGTAAAATTAAATGATTCAAAAAATACTAAAATAAAAATGGATGAAGGGTCTTACAAATGCAATTTTATTTTAGTACAAGGCTCTGAATGTGATGATTATAGCAATGAGATTGAATTTGTTACTACTAATTCTAAGGTAGCGACTATAAAATTAGATAAAGGCAAAGGGGATGAAGTTTGGTATAGAATTGATGGTTTATCAGCAGGTACAGCCGCAGTTTATGCACAAACTAAAGATGGTAAGCTAAAAACAGATAAAATAATTGTCAATGTAATATCTAAAAAAGAAGCTTCACGCTTAGCTGAAGAATCAAGACTTGCAGAAGAATCAAAGAGAGCTGAAGAATCAAGATTAGCAGAACAATCTCGAGCTCAAGAAGAAAATCTAAAAAAGAATGCAGTTCGTTTATCAAATGTTTATACAAGTGAGCCTAATTCGGCAGGCGGCGTTGATTTACATATCAACTTTACAAATGTATCAAGCAAGACTATAAAGTATATATATTTAACAGCTGTTGCTTATAATGCTGTTAATGACCCTGTATATTGTGAAATCAGAGGAGAAACATCCAGAGGTGGTCAATATACTGGACCACTGGAACCTGGATGTAGTACAGGAGATATTTACTTAGATTGTTTTTGGTATAACTCTACGATAAAGTATGCTAAAATTACTGATGTAAAGGTTACATTTATGGATGACACCACACTTGATATTCCAACAGAATATTTATAAGAAAACTAATTCTAAGCACTCTCGCTTGAGGGTGCTTTTTTCTTAAAAAAAATTGAAAAAGCCTCTTGACTTTATGCCACACATAAATTATAATAAAGGTGTGACAAAAAGAAAAGAGGTGAAATGAATGTCACCACGCACAGGAAGACCAAAAGTGGATAAGCCAAAAGATATTCGTTACAGTATTAGACTTGATGTTGAAACAGAGATGAAACTGCAAAAATACTGTAAAGAAAATAACATATCTAAAGGTGAAGCAATTCGTCGAGGTATATATCTGCTTTTTGAGCAAAAATAAATACACCCTGCTTATATCTTGGCGGACATACAGAGTGTATTTATAAACCGACAGATTACTCTATCTATAAATATTTTACTATAGATTTTGTTTTCTGTCAATCTAAACAGAAAGGAAATCTATTATGAAAAAACTAATGAAATTTGAAAACAGCGACATTCAGATGATTCAGATTAATGGCATATGGTACTTTGAACTTTACTCTATAGGAATGGCTTTAGGGCAATTTAGAATTGCAAAAGGTAAAAAATATCCTGCTAAAGATAGAATTGATAAAAATGCCAAAAATGCCGAAATTAAGCCAGTTGTACGCAATGCACAACCGTTCATCACAGAAGAACAGCTCTACGACCTTATGCTTGAAACCCGTACAGATAAGTGTAGAGTATTCCGTAAATGGCTGACAAATGAAGTGCTTCCAGCATTGAACCACGAAGGCACTTACACAATGAAGCACGAGCCAAAGCCAACTAAGCCTTATGAATACTTCGATAAGACTTATAACGGTGTGCCGGTGCTGACGGCTCTTGATGTCGAAAAGCTGACAGGTGTTAGTGCTACAATGGTTGACTACTACATGAAGCATAAAGCCGAGCATGGCAAGGATTACTATCAGCTTACTAATACTAATTTAAGGAATTTTAAATTAGAAAATCCGAGGATTGTGAAATTCATTAATTGTTTGAATATCATAACTCGTGAGGGCTTCATAAAGTTTTGCAGAGCTTATGGCGTACAAATTGACACACCTAAGTGCTTTGAGGTTAAGGAAGAGCCTAAAATATCTACCGTTCATCGTATCTATGATACTTTCTGCAAGCATTACAATATAAAGAGATACCAGTTGACAGAAGATGCGGCGAAAATACTTAAATGCGGTGAAAATGGGATCACTAATGAAAGCTGTATTTTGCGTAAAACTGATAGCGACGAATATAAAATATTCACAGACCCAACTATGCCATTGCTTGAAAGACAATTTATGATTACTGAAAATCTCGGTCGCATTATGGCAGGACAGCTAAGAGAAAACGCTAACCCTGACATAAACTATGACCAAGAAGCAAGGCTTTTTGGGATTGTAGTAATGGCAATGTCATTATTCTTCGATAAATAACAGTTAAAACTTAATATTCAAGCGTACATCAGAAAATGGTGTGCGCTTTTTCTATGCCCTAAGCAAGGCATTAAGCTGCTCTATTTTATGCTTGAAAGGTGGGGGTATAATGGCAATAAGAGATATGACAGCAAAACTTGGAGCGGATACAAGTTCCTTTGCCGAAGGAATCGAAAAGGTAAAATCAAAGCTTATTGAACTCAACAAGTCCTTTATCCAAAATCAAGACGCAATAAAGGCAACAAATAAGGAAATCAAAGAGCTTGAGAAAGAACAAACAGAACTTCAAAAGTCTATAAAATCAACAAAGGAAACCGAGAAAGAACAGAAAGAAAAGCTTGACGAGCTTAAAAAGGCGATGTCTGAATCCTCCGATGTGACGGACGAACAGCGACAGGCATATGACAAGCTGAAACAGGAGCTTAAGGAGACCCAAAAAACGCTTGAAACGCAAAAAGAACAATACGCCAAGGCAACCGAAAAAATTAAAGAGAACAAAGACCAAGTTGCGACCTTGAAAGCAACTCAAGCAACATTGAAAACGGAAATGAAAGCCGTGACCGATGAATTAAAGGATTTAGGCGATTCTCTCGGAAAGTCAAGCGAGGGTTTCACTGTTCTGAAAGGCGCTATTTCGAATCTTGTTTCGGACGCTTTGAATGTTGCAATTGACAAGTTCAAGGAAATGGCTGTATCTTCAGAGCAAGCTTTGAACAGCTTGCAGGCAAAAACAGGCATGAGCGCCGAAGCCGTGGGCGAGCTTAAAGACGAAATGTACGACATTTACAAGGCGGGTTATGGTGATGATTTACAAGATGTTGCGGATAAGCTCGGACTTGTCGTACAAAATATTAACGAAAGCAACCCTGAAAAAATCAAAAGCATAACCGAAAAGGCAATAGCTCTAAGCAATACTTTCGGCTCTGACTTTGAGGAAAATCTGCGCGGCGTAAACGCTTTAATGACAAGTATGGGAACGACTGCGGACGAAGCCTTTGACCTAATCGCCACAGGCTCGCAGAACGGGCTTGACAAGTCGCACGAGCTGACCGACAACTTAGCGGAGTACACGCAGATTTGGGCGCAGGCGGGATTTTCAGCCGAGGAAATGTTCTCAATTCTACAAAACGGCGTTGACAGCGGTGCATACACTCTTGATAAAGTAAACGATGTTGTTAAAGAAATTGCTATTTCTATTACCGATGGTAGGCTTTCGGAGAACATTGACAGCTTCTCGGACAAGACAGCGACAATTTTCGAGAGCTTCAAAAACGGTAAGGCAACACAAAAAGATGTTTTTGATTCGATGATTAACGACTTGAACGAAAGTTCAAACCTTGCCGATAAACTTGCGACAGCTTCTAACAGTTGGTCTGCACTCGGTGAAGATAATTCAATGAAAGTCATCGAAGCCCTTAATAATGTCAATGATACATACAAAGATGTTGCTGGTACAATGCAGGAAATCAATGATATACAGTACAATGATGCTGGCAGTCAGATTGAGGCTCTTGGTAGACAATTTGAAGTAGATATTTTACAGCCTATTGTTGAAGATGTAACTCCTAATATAAAAAACATCATTTCATGGGTGTCAGAACACTTACCTGAGGTGACATCTGCACTTGCGGGGCTGACGGGTGGCTTTATCACGTTTAAGGCGGCGACTGCAGCGGGAAATTTCATAGCCGTTTTAATCAATAGCTTTAAACTATTAACAAAGGCTACCGAGACGGCAACCACAGCGCAAATAGCCAACAATGCCGCAGTTTCCGCTAACCCGTATGTCGCCGTGGCAAGCGTTATTTTAGGTTTGGTCGGCGCAATCACTGCGGGAACAACTGCGATGAACGCCTCAAAGTCTGCAACGGAGGACGCAACCGCCGAAATAGAGGACTATACGCAGGCAATAGAGGACGCAAAAACCGCCGCTGACGATAAAGAAGCGTCCTCCGAAACCGAAATTTCTGTGCTTGAAGCGCTAAAGGAACACTATGACGAGCTGAGAAAAAAGGTAAATTTGACCGCCTCAGAGAAGAGAGAACTTGACAATGTTGCGGCAGATTTAGCTAAATCTCTTGGTACGACAACAAGCGCATTGAAAGACCAAAGCGGAGCATACCAAGACATTAGCAAAAATATTGACGAATATATCGAAAGACTTAGGGCGAAAATCAAACTCGAAAACGCTCAGGATATACTCAAAGAAGCGTATAACGTGCGTGATAATGAGCTTACCTCAGACGATGTACTGGCAGCTCGAAAGGCTTACACGGATTATGCAAAAGAGATTATACGAAGCATAAACGATAGCAATAACACTAATGGAAGTAACTTTCTGAAATCCGCAAATCGTGAAACTTTAATAGAAGAATTAAAGGACAGCGAAAACCGATATATAACAGAGGATGCAGGCTATGACTATGGTAAGCTGACAAGGCTATATGAAACATGGGAAAACCTCAACGGGCAATACAAAGAAGTAACCGGCACCATAAACAAATACGAGGGCGTAATAAAGGACTTGTACGGCGAATACAGCAACCTTTCAGGCGAAACCGATGACTTGACGGACAGTACAAGTAAACTTACCTCAAAGACCGATAACGCTGCCGAGAGTGTCAAAACCCTGTCCGACAAAATGTCAGAGATGGCATCGAAAACTACCGCCGTGACGAATGCAGAAAAGGAGTACAAGGAAAACGGAAAGCTTACAGCTTCTACACTTCAAACTATCATAGATAAGTACCCAGATTTGGAGAATGAAGTTTATAAGTATATGCTCGGTCTTACTGACGCTAAAACATTGATTAAATCAATGAAAAACACTTATCAAGATGATTTGACATCATATATAAGTGTTATCACTCAAAAAGCCGGAAAAAGTAATACTTTCTATAATGAATTGATAAATGCAAATGCGGATTTTGTGAATAAGGCAAAAGAACAGTATGGTATTGATTTGCATAATTTTAAAAATTTGCAAGATGCGAAAGAAGCTATGGTTACAGAAACTGCATCAAAAATCCAGGGTCCTACGGAAATGAACACAGGGGAATTTAAACCGATAGATGTCGAGGATTTATTAAAAAACGGAAGTGTTAACAAGAATTCATGGCAATATAAAACGGCTGAAAGTATAGTAGATAAATTCATAGGTTCAGCAATAACAGCAACAACAAGTTATCGAGATTTTTTTGGCGGTTCAAGCAAAAAAAGCAACAATTCAAATAAATCAAGTAAATCAAGTAGCAGTGATACCTCTGCCGCCGAAAAAGCTGCACAAAAAGCCGAGGACGAGCGCATAAAGAAATACGAGCTTGCCGAAGCGGCATATAACAAACTCATTGATAAGCGTATCGCAAAGATTGAAGAAGAAACTGCGGCGAGAGAAAAGGCAAAGGATAAAGCCATCGCCGCAATAGACGCGGAAATTGAAGCGAGAAAGAGGCTGAATGAAGATAGGGACTCACAAAAAGAACTGAATGAGGTTAATGCACAGCTGCGGTATTCACAATTGGACGAATTGAGCCGCAGAGAGCTTGAGCGTAAACGGCAGGATTTATTAAATGAACAATCTGAAATATGGTGGCAAAGGCGTGCGTCTGATAAAAAAGATAGCTTACAAAATGGATATGATTCCTACAAGAGCAGCAGTGATGCGATGGTAACAGCTTTGCAAAAAGCGGCGAACAGTGCGGCGGACTATTTCGATTCGCTGAAAGAGGGCGCAAAGACAAATTCTTATATAGTTAATAATAATTCCGATACAAGGAATATACAGATTGTTTCAAACGCTCTCAGTAATCAGCAAATGCTTGATAAACTGCTTAATGCGATTTACAGTAAATAAAAATCATAAAATGTAATTTTTTGATGTTGCAGTAGTTTTTGTATCCGTATTTGATACGCACTCTCGTTTGAGGGTGCTTTTTTCATGCCATGAGTATGGTAATAAACTGTTCAATTTTTATATCCAAAGGAGTGATGAAATGCGAAAAAAGATAAAATACTGTTCAGAAAACGGACTTATGTTTAAATTTGGTGACAAAGCACCGTATTATCTTGAAAAAATTAACGCAACAAGTATTTCTGGTGTATTTACAACAGACATAATTCCAAATCGTTTGGGACAGGTAACTACAAGTAAAACCCTTGGTAGCAGGACGGTTATATGTGAATTGGCGGTTATGTTTTCTTCCGATGATATGAGAATGTTCAAAAAACAAATATTATCAGAAATTACAGAGTGCTTCAACCCGTTGTCGAACGGTACTCTTGAGATTGAAACAGATTTCGGAAACTATGAAATTAACTGCTATCCTCAGGAAAGTCCGAAGTATGATAACAGCAAGGTCCCCTGGATATATCGTTTTACGGTTGACTTAGTTTGTGATTATCCGTACTTCAAAAGTACAAGAGTAAACGAAATCGAATTGCCCGCAGATACGTCAATAATTGTTAACTCACCATCGTTTATTGATAACAGAGAACTTATGATTACTATTCCGGATTTTAACGCAAATTTCACACTTGCAAATAAAACTACGAATAAAGAAATCAGATTGATAAAATTCGGAGGCGGAAAAGTTATACTTGATGTTTTGAATTTCAAACTGAAAACACCCGACGGGAGAGATGTATCACGCTTTATTGATATAACTTGCGACATAGAAGATTTTTGCCTAAAACACGGGAAAAATGAGCTTCTATCTAATCTTAATGCAACGATTAAATACAGTAACATATTGTTGGGGGTGATGTAATTGCTTTTGAAAGTTTTTTCATATCCGACACAATCGAATACATTTCAGAACGAATTTTTATTTCAGACTGACAGAATTATTTCGTACACATATACAAAGAAGTTTGTAGGAACAGGTAATTTCACGCTTGTACTGCCTGTTACAAAGCAAAATATTGAAAAAATAATTGAGGACAATATCTTGTATATTGACAACGATTGGCTGCTAGTAAGCAATATTAAGAGAAGCGGTGAGCGTATTACCGTAACAGGCACAGACCTCAACGGGTTTCTTGATATGCGTATAACCACGGTAGGAGTTAAGAGTATAAGAGGTATTTATGATGATTATGACCCTATGCAAGGTACAACAGACAGTTGTGTTGTACACTATTTGTTACGAAACGCAACGGAAACGGAGGACAATGAGAGAAAAATGCCTCGGCTTGTTGTAGGTCAACGAGTTCAGGGAAAAGAAAATGATAGTTATTTAGCAAGGCTTCAACCGCTTTCTGAGGTTGTTTCCGATTTATGCAGGAATGCTATGGTAGGTTATGAAATCGTTGGAGATTTTGAAAGTAATAATTTTATTTTTAATATGCTTAGAGGTATAGACAGGTCGATAGAGCAGTCTGTACACGAGCCTGTGATATTCTCAAGAAAAAGAGGAAATTTATTTTCGGAAGAATATGAGAGAGGAAACGAAAATCTTGTCAATGCAATATACGCCACAGGCACAGATGTCACAAGGGTTGTATATCGTGATTATGATGTCCCGTCAGGCATAAAACGGAAAGAAATCGCTATAGACGTATCTGTCGATACAGTCGCAGATATTGAAGATTATGCATTGAACCAAACGTCGGGAAACATATCTAACAATAGCTATGAAGTAGATGTGCGGGCAATAGATGATTTTGGTACAAAATATAATCTTGGCGACTATATTACAGTTAAAGACAGTGTGACTGGGCAGACTTGGACGGCAAAGATTGAAGAAGCAACAAAGACAGTTTCTGCGGCGGACAAAAAATTATCACTTGTTATCGGTGAAACAAGAACAAAATTGCTTAATAAAATACAAAATCAGGCAAAAACATCGTCAAAGAGTGAAAGCACAAGAGCCGCCTGTGCGTCATATAACACTGCGTCAACCCTTGTAGGTGCAAAAGGTGGCTATGTTCAGATTAGAGCAGGAGCAAACAATAAACCTTGTGAATTGCTTGCAATGAACAGCGATGATATTAACACTTCTGACAGCAATGTATTAAAACTCGGCAAAGACGGATTATCAATATCGGAAAACGGGTATCTTGGCTTGTATAAAAAACTTATTGATATTAACGGCAAAATATCAGCAAGTGCGGTGAACGGTGTGCTGAGGAGTAAGAACGGCAGAATTGTAATTGATTTAGACAATGAAACGATTACAGTTGATGGCTGTGAAATAAAAGCTATGACTTATACAACGTCAACAGGTGAAACCATAAAATATTGGGGGTGGGAATAATGCTTAAATTGATACGGGGAGTAACGCAGAGCATTGCAATTACTATTACGGACGATGACAGTAATATATACAAGCTACAAAGCGGAGAGGTTCTCAGATTAGGTATAAAGCGTAATCCGCAAAATACAGATTATGATGTTAAAAAGGAAGTTAGTAGCGAAGCATTATATGGTGATTCTTATGTTATAAATTTTGCTCCTGAGGACACTTCTGACCTAAATCCAAGTCCCGAATACAGGTTTGATGTTGGTTTACAGACATCAGACGGCAACTTTTATATGATTATTCCGTGCAGCAAATGTGTAATTTTGCCTGCTGTTACAGCAAAGGAGGCTGCACAATGATGAAACTTAAAGGACAAATAACTCAAAAGCAGAGTTTGTTTGGCAAGCTTTCGAAGCCGAGCGGAAGTGGGAAAAGCGACCACAGAACAATAGAATTGCTGTCGGGCTATCTTATACAAAAAATCAAAACGAGGGCACTACCGATAATCTACTACAACACGCCAAGCGAGTTAATCGGCAAGACAACAGAGAGCATAGTCGGTAATAAGTCACTTGATAATCCGTCAGTCCTCACAGGCTTACATATTAATAATACAACACTTTATAGCCTGCCTGATGGCACTGTCTATGATAGTCTGACAGCGACCAACGGCACTGTAACAATAACACGCAGGTGCGGGCACTTCATCGTTGACGGCAGTACCCCGATTACAGCGATAATTCCAAGCGACGATTCAAGAGTTGCAGATGGATATTTCGCTATTGGCTATACAAAAACAACATTCGATAAAGCTATTGCTTCACGAGCAACAAATGCGTATTGTAATCGTTTGTCTGTAAGCACACAGACAGCTTTAACAGCAGTTTCGGACACAGAAATATATATAAACAGCTCGCAGGCACTTTATATTGTCCTGCCGACAGGGACTTGCAATGAGGACAGGGCAAGTGTTGCAGCATGGCTTAATACTCATCAGGTCGAAATAATTTATCCTCTCGCAGAGGAATATGAGGAATATGAGGAGATGGTTTAATGAGTTATGTAAATAAAACGGTAAGCATAAACGGCACAGAAAAGGATTTTATCAAAGCATTTGCGAATGAATTAACATCAGCAGACGGCAGAATTACTTGCGAAACAGATATTGACGCAGAGTTTGCTAATGAAGATTCATCT